CGGCGCAGGCGGCGGAGGGGTTCCCTGACAGCAACGCCGTCTGAATTAACGAATCAATTGGTGAGCCGATGTCATTCACATAAGCGTTAAGACTTTGGTCCCGAACGCGAAGCGAACGAATCCCCGTATCGGAAAGAAATAAAACATCCAAATCCCCAAGCGACTGTACAGAAAGCCCGGCCACTGTCCCGATATTCGTAAGGATTTGCTGGAGAGACCAGTTAGAAAGATCCGAATCAGTCACCCATATCTGTGCAGTCCTTCGTGAGAAGAAAGCCAGATAACCTTGATACGGCACGCCCGCCAGCAAATTCTCATTCGTCGAGTAGAAATTCGACATTGTAATATAACCATTCCCCGTGGCATTAGGATCGTTCCACACAGTCGGCGCGGCGATAGCAGAGCAATACATTGTAGCTGCATTCAAGCCAAAGACTTTATTGCCGAAAGTAAAGCAGTAATTAAATGGAATATTACTTACATTCCCAGCACCTACTTGATCTTGATAACTAGTACTACCATTCGTAAGTTGAATAGTAAACGTATCATTTAAAGCCCATGTCCCTCCAACCGTAATCTGGGTATCCTCTCCGGCTCCCGTAACAGGAGCAGTTCCACCAGAAACAGCAAGTACTGTAGTTGTTAATATAATAGCCATTATGATACGGCTGCTCGCCAGTTTACCGTTACTGTAACATTATCAGTAGTTACCGCAACTGAAGACGCGTCAGTCACTGTACAATTAAATACGGCAGTATAAGTTTCCGCCCCCGGAATAGCGCCTCTGCTATTAGAAGGGATTGATATACCTGTAACATCAAAAACGGCTTGATATAACGTTTTACTAGCGGTAGTAATTTTAATTCCAGTACTACTTGTTACCGTATTCCATTGATAAGTATAAGGGGCATTAGTAACACCCCCTAAAATTACCGATACAGGTTGAGGTTGAAGTGAACCAGTAAGATAACTGAACGTATACACCGTACCAGCTGCAGGAACATTGTAATAAGCAACAGCAGAAGTTGAATCGGCGTAAGTTGATAATGAAATCACCGCGCTACCAGTCGAACCAGCGCCAGCGGTCAAGCCCCCTGTTGAAGTAACCGCAACAGTTGCTGACGCATCAGCACTTGATGTTGTAAGCTTTGATAGATAAAGAGTTGCGCCAATAGCACAAGCCACATAGTTAATTGCATGGGCATTGATGTTTTTAGCAATGTCGGAAACTATAGTGCCTAGCACCGTTCCTGTAACAGTAGCAGATAAAAGGTTGGAACCCCCGCCTACCGTAATACTTGAACAACTAAAAGTGGGTGAAGCCGTACCCGAGAAAGTAATAGCACAATTCCCAATGCAGATGTTAAAATTATTGGTCGTAACATTCTGATTGACGGTGACAGTGATAGGAAAATTGTTTGTTGAAGTGCCAACAGTTACAGCATAAATCAGCACTGTATTCGTGCTCGCAATCGCATAGAAGCCTGTGGTCGGCGCGTATTGGCTAATACTATTCGCCACCGCGATGGCGGTATCCGCAGTTGTCGTAACCCAGTTCACGGCTGCACCATTATTCAATAAATTAACTCCCGCTTGCCCCGTCGCCCCAACGATCTTGACATTGGAGATGAAGTTATTCGTCCCCGCTGCCCCTGCCACTATTTGAAACTGACCGAAGGCTTGGGTGCCCGGTAGCGAGGCCAACCCTTGATTCTTAATCTGTGCCGTCAAAGTGCCAAGCGCAGTCGTGTCAACAGTATTTACCGTATACGTCTCCCCTACAGGGCCAAAAACATCTACATTAGCGCCTGTTACCGTCGACAAAGCGTAGTTAGTGGTAGAGGTAAGTAGGTTCTTAATGTTTGTTGCAATCCCGGTATTGTTACCCACTAAATAAGCTAGGATAATTCCCGCTGTAAAGTCAGAAACAAGTACAGAAGTAACAACCCCCGCTACCAACTTTGCATAATAAGCCCAAGCCGTTCCATCGGCAAAGGTAGCAACCACAAACGGATATGCACCAAAGAGGCAGGAGGTTGTCACCCCAGTCATCGCGTGCTTTGCGGGGTCGTATGCGGTCCCTGCAATTACTGCCGGATGCGTCAGCTTAAGATAATTAAACCCTGTCGGCAAAGGCCCCACCGTCGCAGTCCCAAAAACATAGATGCCTGTTGCAGTCTCCTGCGCCCCGAAGGTCGCGGCAAACTGTGTTGAAGGAATCGGCGCTATTGTTTTGCGATTCTCAATTTCACCGCCTTGATTGATGTGCGCATTGACAAGCGTCTCAAGTGACCCCGGCACGCTGGTCAACTCATACCGGCGCGTATCAAGCCCCGGACGAAAGTTCTGGATTTCAAACGATGCCATATTAAGGGATGTTAATGATTGAGCCACTGCCCGTACAGGCAATAATGTTAGAGCTAGTGCCTCCGGGTCCTCTTAAATAAATTAAAGCAATAGGCTGAGCCGCGTCACCGGGGCCGCCATAAACACCTATTAAATGTGTGCTACTAACATAGGTGCAATTAAAAAAGTAACCATTATCATCTTGACCCCCCGCAGTGTCTTCTAAACATAACACATACGTAGCAGAAGCCATAAAACCGCGACCAAAAATATCTATCTGGTCGATATAAGGGACGTCAAAAGCGTTAGGAGAAATGCTACTGATTTCATACCCGCTTTGAGAAATGACAGGCGTTGTGCTATTCGGGTTTCCGTAAGTCCTTAAAGCATCTAACTGACGCATAACGCTAAGGGCATTGGCAGCGTTGTTGTTGGCGTCTGTATACGTTGTAGTACTACCTGCTAGCAGATTAAATGTTATCGTAGCAGCCGCTAGGCTATACGTAACACTGGCCAAATCAACTCGTTGACCGTCTGGAAGGATGACAAGCATGTTAGGATTACTTAGTAATCTCTACGCTAGAAGCGCATGATTATTTTTTCTCTTGAAAATCCGTGCAATACCAGCCTTCGGGGATAGTGACCTTATTTTTTGAAAGTTCCCATTTACCGGTGGTCGAGTTCAACAGGTACACGCGGCCGGTGACGGCGGGGCCGATGCGCATGACATCGCCGTCATGGACGATCACCGCCTCGCGAGCGCATCCGGTCAAGCCGAGCGCGAATGTCAGCATCAACAGCAGCCTTAAGTTTTGGCGGAGTGTTTTCATCTTCAACAGTATTGGGTTTTTCAACTTCAGTTCGAATTTCCTTGGCAGCCACCCCGAGGATGGCCGCCAAGATTCCTTTAACTATGGCGCAAAGCCAGCCCCACATAACTAAAAGGCTATGCCCGTGGCGACGGTGGGCATGTAATCGTTGCTGCCGTCTCCATAGAAACGGAACGTGATACCGGTGCCAAGCCAGGCAAACCAACTAGTGGTCTTGTAGAGGTTGTAGCGGACGATGGTCCCCACATCACAGAAGCCATCTGATTTCGACAGCGAGTAACCACCGCCTGCGAAAACACCGACTTGCGTGGACCCCAGGTCTTTGGTCAGTTCACCGCGCAGCGAGCTGCTATCGAGCGCACTGCCGGTAGCGGCAATGGTAAACTCAGTGTTGGCCCCATAACCGATGGCGCCAAGCTGGCCGAAAGTAAAATACCCGAGTGTGATGCTCGCGCCCAGCGTGGCCGTGGAGGCACCGGAGTTGCCGAGATACTGGTAGCCAGACCAGGCGGTAACGGTGATATTGGTCCAGTTGGAGTTGGTGGATACGCCGCTCGTGGACGTGGTGGTGACACCGTTGGTGTCCGTGGTGATGATGGTCTGGGCAGAGGCGGGAAGCGCCGCGGCGAACAAGAACAGCGTCAGCAGAGTCAGGAGCGGCTTGGTGGCGCTATTGGATTTTGGACTGGCGTCAGCCTCTGGCTTGGTGGGTGTGTTAGTGCCCAGCCAGACGGCGGCGACGGCCCCGGTGATTCCAGATCCATTGCGGAACGCCTGGATGAACCGGCCAATAATCATGGACAGGAGTAGTCCGACGGCTCCAATCAGCCAAGTTTTGAAGTTGTCGCCGATAGCGAAGTCAATTTGCGCGAACATAGTTATCCTTTTTATTTATAGTTGTTGTTATTGATGTTTGTCCGAATTCACGAAAATGCGGGACTTTGAGAGTTTGATCTTTTATGGTTGTTTACTCTTGCATGCCCTCATGCAATCTTTGACTTCCTGCAAAGCTGTTGTATTATTCGCGACCACTGTGGCCAACTGCTGCGTCGACTCAATATGCTTATCAGTAATCTCCGTCAGCCGCGATGCCAATTTCTCACGGTCTGCCACCATCCAACGCCATATCCAAATTCCAGTGGATAGAAAGATTAGTAGAGTAACAATGAAAAGATAG